AACAACGTTTTCAGGACCGGTGATTTCCAAAAATGGATTTCAAAACTTCGGACCTGGCATGACAGTTAGCTTAACAGCTGACACAACTTTGACAGTTGCTACACACGCAGGTAAGATCTTACTTACAAATGATGCTGACGGTAAATTTACTTTACCAAGTATTAATGTAAATAGTAATGGTGCTACTGCAGGTGATACTGACTTCAATAACTTAAATAACATTGGTGCAACTTTTCACTTTTTTGTGGAAACAGCTGCAACTGATATGGACATCAAAACAGATGGTACTGATAAATTTATTGGTGCAGTTATGATTGGTGTTAATGACGGTTCGAAAAAAGCTTTCGTATCCGACAGTTCAAGTAATGATGTTATGACTATGAACGGTTCTACAAAAGGTGGAATCGCTGGTAGTGTGGTATCTTTTACTGCGGTTGATACTAATAGATATATGGTTCACAATTCTTTATTGATTGGATCAGGTACTATAGTAACACCATTCGCAGACGCGTAATAAGTAATTAGTATGGGGCTTCGGCCCCATACTTAAAATTTAAGGAGATAAAATATGGTAAGTGACCAAAAAACTTTACACATGGATACTATTGGTTCTAATACTTTATCAAGAGCTGGCAGAGCTAGAATTACTTCTATTCAAGGAAAAGGAATAGCAAGTTCTGTTCTTAAGTTGCACGATTGCGCAACTACAGGCGAGGCAGATTCTGGTAATTTAGTGGCTACATATAAGTATAACACTGAAGGTTTAGAAGTATACATTCCTGGTTCAGGAATTCTTTTTGAAGATGGAATAGTATTTCATTTAACTGGATCAAGTGGAAGTGTTACTGTAACTATTACAGGAGCATAAAGTGGCTAATACTACTTCTGGAACAACTACGTTCGACAAAACTTTTGCTATTGATGAAATAATAGAAGAAGCTCACGAACGTATTGGTCTACAAAATGTAGCTGGTTATCAACTAAAATCAGCAAGAAGATCTCTTAATATATTGTTTCAAGAGTGGGGCAATAGAGGTATTCACTATTGGGAAATTGGATCTACAAACTTAGATTTAATTGAAGGACAAGCCGATTACAATTTTTTTAGAGCAACCGGAGACGGAACAAGTGCAAGCACAACTGCACCTGCAGATGTATACGGAATGTCAGATGTATTAGAAGCACAGTTAAGATCTAATAGAACACAAACAACACAGGCAGATTCTCCCATGACAAAAGTAGATAGATCTACTTATGCAGGATTTTCAAACAAACTTTCAAAAGGAACACCCAATCAATATTGGGTTGAGAGATTTGTAGATAAAGTAACCATACACGTTTATCCAACACCAGATTCTACAAATGCATCAAAAGACATGCATTTTTATTTTATAAAAAGAATTCAAGATGTTGGAGACTATACAAATGCAACAGATGTTCCATTTAGATTTGTTCCTTGTATGGTATCAGGATTAGCCTATTATCTTGCACAAAAATATAAACCAGAATTAGTTCAAGCTATGAAATTAATGTATGAAGATGAATTAGCTAGAGCTTTAGCAGAGGATGGGTCAGCTTCGAGTACGTATATTACTCCTAAAGCTTATTACCCAAGCACATAATGCCAAAATACGCATCGGGTAAATACGCAAAAGCTATATCAGATAGATCAGGTTTAGAATTTCCATACAATGAAATGGTTAAAGAATGGAATGGATCTTTAGTTCATATGTCTGAGTACGAACCAAAACAACCACAATTAGAACCAAAGCCAATGAGTGCTGATGCAATATCTCTCGCAAACATAAGACCTGATAGAATAGAAAACGCTGTGCCTTATTTATTACCTACAGATGCTTTTGAAACTTATGCTGCAAGTTCTAGAATTATAAATGTAACAGCGCCTGGTCACGGATTAACAACTGCAACAACATATAGATTTAGAGGAGCACCCTTAGCAGTGACAGCTGCTGGAGGTCGTTTTCAGTTTACGGACCCAGAAAATTTTGATGGTATATCTGGATCTAATATTGCAAAAGCTGCTGGTTATACAATTACAACAGGATTATATGTAGATGATGCTAGAGTTTCTACAGACTACGCTGTAGCAAATTTCTTCTTCTTTACAGTTGATACAGATACTGCTACAAAAGGAGGAGTATCAGGAGGAGGAATAGGATGTTCAGTTGGACCCGTTACATTGAGTGCATAAAAATTTTTTGGTATAGATTAAGAAGAAAACAACATTGTTGGATTCACGCTAGTTATACGGTTAGCTGTGAGTTTTGTAAAAGGATAGCAGCATAATGGCAGGAATTAGTTATACCACTTTAGTTACACAAATTAGAAACTACACAGAAGTAGATTCAAATGTTTTTACTGCAGATCAATTAGAAAATGTTATTTTAAACGCACAATATAGAATTATGCGTGATGTTCCTATTGATGCAGATAGAAAACAACAATCAGGAAATTTAGTTACAGGACAAGAAAGTATTAATGCTCCAGGCGGATCATTATTTATCAGGGGTATTCAAGTTTATGATTCTACAAGTGCAACAACAGGTGCAAACTCTTGGTTAGAAAAGAAAGACGTTACTTATTTACAAGAATATGTTCCATCAACAGAATCTGCAAAAAGAGGTAAACCGAAATACTATGCTTCTTTTGGTGGTGCTACGGGAGATGGTGATACTAATTCTGGACGTATATATTTATCCCCAACACCAGATAGTACTTATAAATTTAGAGTGCATTACAATAAAATGCCAGCTACCTTGGCTTCTGATAATACCACTAACTACATTAGCTTGAACTTCCCAAATGGCTTATTATTTGCTTGTTTAGCAGAGGCTTTTGCCTTTTTAAAAGGCCCTATGGATATGTTGACACTTTATGAAAACAAGTATAAACAGGAGATACAGAAGTTTGCTAATGAGCAAGTTGGAAGACGAAGAAGAGATGACTATACTGATGGTACAGTCAGAATACCAATCAACTCAGCAAACCCGTTATAGGAGATAAAATATGGCAAATACATCAGCAATCTGTTCAAGTTTCAAACAAGAACTTTTACAAGGTAAACACAATTTTTCATCATCAGGTGGTGATACTTTTAAAATTGCGTTATTTGATAGTGATGCAACATTAGGTGCTTCTACTACAGACTATTCAACTTCTGAAGAAATTACAAATACATCTGGATCTGCATACACAGCAGGTGGAGCTTCTCTTACAAGATCAGGAGTTTCTTTATCTTCAACAACTGCGTTTACAGATTTTTCTGATGTAACTTATTCTTCTGCAACGTTCACAGCGAACGCAGCTTTAATCTACAACACAACAACAGGAACTGGATCAAGTACAACAGATGCAGTTTGCGCGATTGCTTTTGGTGGAGATAAAACTGCAACTAACGGAACATTCACAATTCAGTTTCCTACAGCAGACGCCACAAACGCTATCATAAGATTAGCATAGGAGGACCACTATGTCGGTTCAATCAGGTTGGGGTCGATTCACCTGGGGACAGGCTCAATGGAACGAAGATGCATTACTAGCTACAGGTTGGGGTGCAAAAGCGTGGAACGGTGGTGAGTGGGGTAATCTTGCTGACGAAACAGTTTCATTAACAGGTGTATCATCTACATTCTCAATAGGTTCAGGAACTAATATAACAGCTAATGGTCTAGTTGTTCCAACAGGTATTTCATTTACAGGATCAGTAGGATCTATATCACCAGTAATTCCAAAAACAGTTGAACTAGCAGGAGTATCTTTTCAATCAACATTAGATACAGGATCTAGTATTTCTGGAACAGCTCTTGTTCAACCATCCGGAGTTTCTGCAACTTTTGCAAACGGTGTAATTACACCTGCAGATCAAGTTATGGGTCTAACAGGACAAGAGGCTACTTTTACTTTAGGAACTGCAGTTGCACCAAACGAAGATGTAACTTTAACTGGTCAAGCAATAACTTCAGCTCAAGGAACAGCAATAGGGTTTGGTGGTAGTGTTGTTTTTCCATCAGCATTTACTATTACATCAGCACAAGGAACAGCGATTGCTCCAAACAATGCACAAACTTTAACAGGTCAACAAGCAGAGCTTTCTGTTGGATCTCTTGTCGGATTAGGTTCTGCAGTTGCAGATTTAACAGGTGTATCTATGACAGGATCAGTAGGCTCATTAACTATAGCAGATCAGGTTATGGGTTTAACTGGAGTTTCCTTTACAGGATCCGTAGGATCATTAACTGTAGCAGATCAGGTAGTTGGATTAACTGGATTATCTATGACTATGAGCATAGGAACACCGTTTATTAAAGCTTACGCAGATATTGACACGGGAAGTAACACGTCATATAGTAATGTTTCAACGGGTTCGAATACATCTTATTCGGATGTTGCAACAGGCTCAAATACAAGCTATAACGACGTAACAGGAGAAGCAGCTTAATATGGCATCGACATATACACCCCTAGGTATTGAACTACAGGCAACTGGTGAAAACGCTGGAACGTGGGGAACAAAAACAAATACTAACTTAAGTATTATAGAACAAATTGCAGGAGGCTATAAAGCCCAATCAATTGCAGGCGGAGCTCAGACTACTGCTTTATCCGTTTCAGATGGTTCAACAGGTGCAACTCTTGCACACAGAGTGGTAGAATTTACAGGCTCAATTACAGGAAATCAAATTGTTACAATTCCAATCGATGTAGAAAACTTTTTTATTTTAAAAAATTCAACGTCTGGTGCATACACAGTACAATTTAAATATGCATCTGGATCAGGTGCATCAGTTACATTTTCAGCTACACAAAAAAGCACAAAAATAGTTTATTGCGAAGGTTCAACTAACACTGCAACTAATCCAAATATTTATGAAGTATCGACTGCAAGTGATGTAGTTGACGATACATCACCTCAATTAGGTGGTAATTTAGATACCAACTCTTTTATGATAGACTTCGATGATGCTCACGGTATCAGAGATGAAAATGGAAATGAACAATTAATTTTTGAAACAACATCTTCAGCTGTAAACTTTTTAGATATAACTAACGCTGCTACAGGTAATGACCCTAAATTAGCTGCAAATGGTAGTGACTCAAATGTCGATTTAGCCTTAGCACCAAAAGGATCTGGTGAATTAGTTGTTGGTACAGGATCAGCTGCTGCAACTATTACAACAAGCGGCGCATATGATTTAACTTTAGATACAAATTCAGGAACAAACTCTGGAACGATTACAATTACAGATGGAGCAAACGGAGCGATTACAGCAACACCAAATGGAACTGGTACAGTTGTTGTAGGTGGTAACACAAACCCTGGAACGTTAGTTTTAAATTGCGAATCTAACTCTCACGGAATAAAACTTCAAAGTCCGGCCCACTCAAGCGCACAATCTTACACATTAAAATTCCCAACAGGTA